ATGTTACCACCCTAGTTTTGCTGGGGGGGAGCACCAATGGCGCGCAATCGCTCATTCGCGACAACATGGAATTGGAGATGACACCAGTTAAGGAAAAGCGTCACCGACGCCTGCCCCATCCTAAACGAAGTGGTGAATACAAGAAGTGTGTTATTGCTGAACTAAGAGTTCGATTTGGATTACCTGTTGATACAAGTGCCAATCGGATGACTGTGCGTAGGCAAGCAATGCATCTAATGTATAATCATGGGCTTCGCCCCACTCACGTGTCTCAAGTTATTGATGACATTGTTGAAATGGTTTTTATCGAGTCTGTGCAAAGTAAACGTGCAAAACTCCTTAAAACCTGCTGGGCCAACCGTTTTGGTTGGTTCAGTTGGGGGAAGAGTTGGGATTGAGGGGGCTTGTTTACCATGGATGGTGTTAGTCATTCTACCACATTGACTGACAGTAGGTTGACCGTCCATGTTAAACAGGCGCCGGTAAGAGTTAGGACATTGTACTGCATTTCAGGATTAGCAATGGATCCACCTAACTATAAAATTAATAATCCTGACATTGGGACACTTAACACCGCCCTCCTTACACGTATGTATATGTGTGAGATCGATGGTAAATTTGTGGAGCCACCTAAAGTGTGTGCCACCACGGTTAATCGTCGACTTAAGTCATTCCGACAGAGTTTATTGTCTAAGGTTGGCTATCCCACCCCTATTTCCCTCACACAAGTTGTTGAGATGTATAAGGGTCGGAAGCACACCATTTACAAGAATGCCCTTGAAGAATTTGACTCTGTGGGGTTGTTGCGCAAACACGCTTATAGTGTTGCGTTTGTTAAGTGTGAAAAAGTTAATCCTAGCAAGGCGCCACGATGTATACAGCCGCGTCATCCAATCTATAATCTTCACCTTGGTTCGTATTTGAAATCGATTGAACATCGAGTTTATCGCGGAATTGCCAAAGTAATCGGGAGAGGACCTGTGGTCATGAAAGGCTACAATGTTGTCCAAATAGCGCGCATTATTGAAACAAAATGGAATCGATTCCATTCCCCTGTGGGGATAGGACTTGATGCCACTAAGTTTGATATGCATGTTAGTCCCGAGATGCTTGCTTGGGAACATTCCATTTACATAGCAATGTATAGGAATGATCCTAAGCTCCGTGAATTGCTCAGTTGGCAAATGAACAATGTTGGCTTTGGGTATTGTGATGATGGTTGGCTGGAATACAAAGTGCGTGGCAAACGGTTTAGTGGTGACATGAATACGGCTATGGGCAATTGCATTATTATGTGTGCCATGGTCCATTCCTATTGTTCCTATCGTGGTATAGACTATGATTTAGTTAATAATGGGGATGATTGTGTTGTATTCATGGAGCGTAGTGATGTTAGTTTGTTCACATGTGGACTGGACGAATATTTCCTGGACTTTGGGTTTCGTATGGTATCGGAACCCCCTGTTTATGAATTGTGTCAGGTTGAGTTTTGTCAAATGCATCCCATTCACGTTGGATCTGATATAGTTATGGTGCGTAACATACCCACCGTTTTAGGTAAGGACACTTTAAGTATCCTTCCGCTATCTAATGAGATCCAGTTTCGTAAATGGTTGTATGCCGTTGGTGAGTGTGGTATGGCTTTAACATCTGGAGTTCCAATACTTCAGGAGTTTTATAAGTTGTATCTCCGCAACGGTATCAAGTCAAATATGGCTGGTGCAACGTACATGCAAACTGGAATGCGATTGATGGCAGTTGGTTTGGAGTCTAAAGAAAGTGCTGTTATGGACCGATCTCGTATGGAGGTTTTCATGGCGTGGGGAATCACTCCCGATGAGCAAGTGGCGTATGAGCGTCACTATGCGAATTGGAAAATTGATTTCAGTATTACACACTGTGAGGACCACACGTATCCGGTTATGACATGCTAGCCAGTCCTGTGTAAAATATAAAATGACTAAATCACGTAAAACTAATGTCCGTATCGGTAATCGTACTATTACTGTTCCTAGTAACAAAACTGGTAATGTTTCTAATAATCAGAAGCGGCCGCCAAAGAACGGTCCACTCACAATGCAAACGCCGCAAAAACTTATTTCGAGTTGTGCGGACTATGCTGCGGCGAGGTTAAGTCCGTTCTCACAAGATGCACCAGGCGCAAAGGTCCCAGATTTGTTTGGGGCCCACACAGTCACACAAACTCTTAAGGCTAGCGTAACTGTTGTGCCCTCAAGTACAACATGCGATATTGTTGTTTGGCCAAATTTAAAGATGGCTATGACCACCCTTGCTGGTACGTTGTCCAGTGCCTCCACATTTACGTGTGGGGATAATTCTGGTACAATCCAGTATTTTGGTTGGTCATCTAGTTCATTGAAGGCCAGAATGACAAATTATCGTATCGTTGGAATGGGGGTTCGCGTAACTTCCACAGCTGCTATGACCGCTGGGTCTGGGCGTGTCGTTATTGGCACACTACCACTTAAAGGGACCTTCTTAGGAAAGTCCTTTCAGGTTGGTGGTGTAACCATGGACACTAACTCATCACTCACAAAAGCGGTTACAGTAGATAACTGGGGATTACCTGCTTCATCTGGCGTCATCAGTGCCAACTTGCTTAGTGAGTTGCCTGATTCCAAGGTCTTTTCGGTCCTGGAGCTTGCTGAAAACCAGCTTGAAATTATTCCAAACCTCTCATCCCCGGATGCATTTAATTTCAGACTATCTGATGATGCCTATAGTGGAACTGATATTGCTTATCAATCTGCAACTGGTAATTCTGGTAATGCTGATTATATTAAATTCGGAGGATTTGAAGCTTGTGTTATTGCCTTAGATGGTGGTACTACTAGCACGCCGCTCGAAATTGAGGTGATATATCACATTGAAGGGGCCCCAGCCACATCTGGTGGGATCTCTGGTGGTGTTTCATCCGTATTTCCGAGTGGGTCTGCACGTAGCCCCGTCGCTCCGGCTCTGCTGGACAAGGTTAATATGACAGCTGGTTTAATTGAACCAATCCGGTTTGTTGCTACTGAAATAGCAGATATGATTCACCCTACGTTCGGCCGTATTGCACGCGCAATACTATAAAATTAACTTTTCTATGTAACATCTCAAATATTATAAATATAAAAATTCTTGAGTCAGTTTACCAATAGCTCATCATGGCTCTGTGATATTGCAACATATCATTGCGAGGATCGGTCTAGTCAGCCCCATGTGCTTGAGCGTTGCTATTGGTGTATATAAATTCATACAATCTGCATATCTGCATCTATTACATATATATACATAATTACATACATATCTTTGCATTAACACTTTGTACATTTATTCTTTCTATTGTTACTTCCCAAAATGTGAGTTGGCCAATTTCGATTGGGGGCATTACCAATTCAGTAGTGAGACTCT